ATGACTAAATTCGAGAAGATCGAAACAGGTCTAATCATAATTTTTGAGGTCGTACTATGTACGCTTAAAAATGGAAAGAAATTTAGAAACCTTTTGAAGAAGAAGGTCTCAAAAACAAAAACAGAGTAAGAAACAATTTAAAAACAAATAAATATGGAAACAAATTTAAGTATCATCCCACAAACAGGGATGGCAGTAATGAGAAGAAATATATTAGATCAAGAAATAGAAGATGCAGTTATAGTAGAACCAAACGTAATGGTTGAAGAAGATCATCCTCATTTCATAGAAAGTAATACCAATGAAATCACATTGGAAGAACTTAAGAACAAATGTGTTGTTCCCGTTTTTGGGGACAATTCATTAACAATCAGCCATCAGAACTTTATAGAAAAAGTTTATCAGGCTGCAAATGATTGCTTTCTAGGAGAACAATTAGGAAATATAGAGTGTCGGGTATCGCATCCGGTCATTGGCAGAATTCCGACTGCTCTCCATAAAAAAGCAAGCGAACTCAGAGAAGATGAAAAGACTTTGTTTTATCAAAGAATGGCATTTTGCTTTGAGATTAAATCCATAAGTCAAACACTTAATGGAGAAGAAGTACATCTCTGTATAGGTGGTGTACGCAGTTATCACGAAGAAAATCTTTATTCAAGGAAAAGTCCGGAGAAATTTAAAATATTCATCGGCTACCGAGTAAAGGTTTGTTCAAATCTCATGCTAACTTGTGATGGATTAAAAGAGAAACTGGAAGCTATGTCTGATTTGGATATATACCAATCGGCAATAAAACTATTCACGTCTTTTGAACCAGAAGTAAATCTAAGACTTTTAGAGAATCTAGGACGCACTAGATTAACAATTCAACAGTATTGTCAATTAATAGGTCGGCTAAGACTTTATCAAGTATTACCACTGTCAGAACAGAAAGAACTACCGACAATCCTTTTAGGAGATTCGCAAATAAATGCAGCTACCAAAGGCTTTGTGTCAAATGAAAACTTTGGAGAAAGGGGATTAGGTAGTATATCTTGTTGGCAACTAATGCAGTTATTAAATGAAGCGGCTAAGTCGAGTTATATTGATAAATGGTTGGAAAGAAATCAGAACGCAACGGATATAGCTATTGGAATTCAAAAGGCATTAACTGGAGAAGATAATGGCTTTTCATGGTTCTTGTCATAAGAAAAAGATATGTACCGAAGAGGGTATCACTAATAAAAACAGTGGTATCCTTTTTTTATTTTTAAACAACTAAAAAAAAAATAGATATGAAAGATTTAAGATTAAAGTTCAAAGGGATTGATGATTGGAATCGTCCTGTGTTTATGGATGATAACGGTCGGTATTTTGGTGATACAGACCATCTATTTGATTATACAGCTAGTAAAGATGATGTCCTTAATTTCTACAGGAATATGCCACTGAATAATTGTATCTGCTATTTTGGTCAGCAGTTCGGTTGTGAACCAATGGGGATAGAAATTAAGTCGAATGTAAAAATCATATTAGAATAAACACTTTAAATGAAATGTTATGGAAAGATTTGAATTAGAAAATAGTAGAGAATTTAAGGCAGCAATGGAATTGGAAAATGCTTTAAATGATATGTGTTTTGATTATAAGAAGTTTGCAGAAAGTTTTAAGTTTTATCATCCGACACTACAGCAATCTTTGTTCAGATTGATCAGGGAGATTATCTATGTTCAGGCAGATAATGAAAGACGCTATGATGCTCGGAATATAGCTTCCCATGAAGTAGCAAAGAAATTGGTGAAAGTGATAGCAACGGAATGTTTACCTTATATATAGGACTATGTATCTAGAATGTACTTGTTCGCAGATCTCGATAGAGAAATGGAAACAGAAAATGAAAAATAGTCGACCATTAGCCAATACATGCAAAATAAGGGAAAATAAAAACAAATAAAATCTATATAATTACTGATAATCAGTATATTATTACAAAAGATGATTTCTGTTGTATTCCTTAAAAATCTCTACTATTCGCCATTTTTGTTACCTAAAACGATACTTATATTCGGATTATTTCGTATCTTTGTATATGGATATAAATCACTGACAAACAATGGGAAGGAAAAAGAAATCATTGATAGAAAAATCTCCGTTCAAGCTACGTCGCCGTAAACTGACAGACGGACGTTTATCCTTGTTTCTCGACCGCAGCGTGGACGGCGGGCATGAGTACGAGTTTCTGCAACTCTACCTCATGCCGGAGACATCCGCCAAAGCAAAGCGGCAAAATGCACAGACACTCCGCAAGGCGGAAGACATTCAGCGTGAACGGACGGAAGCCCTGCTCAATGCGAAAGTGGAAGCAGTACCGGAAAATAAATCTTCCGACATGCTTTTGTCAGACTGGATGGCCATTGTCCGTAAGAACCACGAACACCGGGGAGCGCTTGATCTGAACGGTATCGACAACGCCCGCAAGAACCTGCTGAAATACCGTGCGGATGTCAGACTCCGTGATGTGGACAAACAGTTCTACATTGATTATATCAACTGGCTTCGCTCTTCCTGCAAGACCGCATGGGGAAAACAGGTTACTCCCAAGACGGCTCATTCCTATTATACTACTTTGCGCACAGCATTGAACGAGGCTGTGCGTGAAAGACTGATTGAATCAAATCCTTGGTACAAACTGGAAATGACCGAGAAAATCAAAGTTCCCGAAAGCAAACGGGATTTTCTGACCATCGAGGAGATAAAGAAAATGATAGCCACGCCATTCTTTAACGAGCAGGTACGGCAGGCATACCTGTTTTCCTGTTTTTGCGGACTTCGTATCAGTGACATACGGAAATTGCGTTGGCGTGACATCTCCACATCAGGCGGACAATGGCTCGTGTCTGTAGTGATGACAAAGACCACGAATCCCGTTTATATCCCCCTTTCGTCCCAAGCGGTAAAATGGTTGCCGGAACATAATGGCTGTACACCGGATGATCTTGTCTTTGGAGGGCTGCCCAATGCAAGCAACCTTTGTGTCAGTCTCAAGAATTGGGCTGAAAAGGCAGGGGTTAAGAAGAACGTGACATTCCATACAGCAAGACATTCATGCGCGGTGTTGCTGCTGACGCTCGGAGCGGACATCTATACCGTCTCCAAAATCCTCGGCCACCGTTCCGTGCGTGCCACACAGATTTATGCAAAAATAGTAGACAAAAAAAAGGACGATGCGATCGCCTTGGTTGACGACGCATTCTAAATACATTATTATATATGGCAACAACAAGGAAACCAACCAGACTCAAGGAACCGGTAAAGGTACGCACGAAGAAGCTCGCCGACGGCTCGGAATCCTATTATCTCGACATCTATGTTGACGGCAAGCGCAGTTACGAGTTCCTGAAACTGTACCTGTTGCCCGAAATCAATCCTATGATTAAGGAGCAGAACCGGGCCACAAAAGCGGCGGTAGAGGCCATCAAATCAAAACGCATCATCGAACTGACCCACTCGAAGGCCGGACTGAAAAAGACATCCGTCCGTTCCAGGATGCTGCTGGACGACTGGATGGAAACCTATCTTGCCGAACAGGAACGAAAAGGCGCGAGAGGGTTGAAACTGTTACGGACGGTCTGCCGGTTGCTTCCCCTTTACAGGAAAAAGGTGAAGATGGGAGAGATTGACAAGGACTGGTGTCTGGGATTTATCGACTGGATTCAGCACACCTACAAGACCCGGTGGAACAAGTCACTTTCTCCCAAGAGTGCGGCAGATTATGTGGGTTATTTCTCCACCGCGCTCAATGCCGCTGTCCGTGCCGAGGTTATCCCGGAAAATCCGATCATGACACTGGCCCCCACGGAACGTATCAAAGTACCGGAATCCAAACGTGAATACCTGACTATTGACGAGATAAAAACCCTGATTGACACGGAATGTCCCCGTGAGGATGTGAAGCGCGCCTATCTTTTCTCCTGCTACTGTGGTTTGCGGTTGAGTGACATCTACGCCCTGCGTTGGAAGGACATCTTTCTGGACGGAGAACAACACCGGGTATCTACCGTGATGCAGAAGACCACCACACCGATTTACCTGCCGCTTTCCCGCCATGCCGTCCGTTGGCTGCCTGAAAGGGACGGTGCGGAAGACTGGCTGCATGTCTTTGCCGGACTTCCGGCAGAACCCAATATCAACAAGGTGCTGGCCAAATGGATGGCAACGGCAGGAATCAATAAAAAAATCACCTATCACACGAGCCGCCACACGTTCGCCACGATGATGCTTACCCTCGGTGCAGACCTTTATACCACAAGCAAGTTGCTCGGCCATGCCAACGTGAAGACCACGCAGATATATGCAAAAATTGTTGACAGCAAGAAAACGGAAGCCGTCAATCTGGTGGATAAGGTGTTTGATTAGCAAAGTATTTTGAGAATCATGTTGTTTTTGACGATATTAAAATTGAGATTCACTTTTACTATGCAAAGTTACTACAAAAAAGTGAAATGCGGAAAGATATAGTGATAGAATTGAGTTACAAGGGTTTTGGTTGAAGTGGCGATAATCCGTGAAGCCATTACAATCCCTGCCGAAGCCAAATCCTGACGCCGCTACGTTACTTGTTCGTAACCATGCCCGAAAATGCGACAAACGGGTACGAATAGCGAAACAAGGCTCTAAGGAATAGTGAGTTATCCATAACTCATGCGAAAAATCAGGTTACGGAAAAAGATTGCGCCGTTCCTCCCCGTTTTGCGTACCAACACCGGACTCTTCACCAACTAATTTTGAAACCCAAAAATTAAGGACAATGAAGAGTACATTTTCAGTAATCTACTACCTCAAGCGTCAGGTAGTGAAAAAGGACGGGACAGTTCCCGTCATGGGACGCATCACAGTTGACGGCAGCCAAACGCAGTTCAGCTGCAAGCTGACTGTCGATCCGAAATTGTGGGACACCAAAGGTGGACGTGTCACGGGCAGAAGCACGGCGGCACTCGAAACGAACCGTATGCTTGACAAGATGCGGGTACGCATCAACAGGCATTATCAGGAAATCATGGAGCGTGACAACTTCGTCACGGCGGAGAAGGTGAAGAACGCCTTTCTCGGACTGGAACACCGCTACCACACGCTGATGCAGGTGTTCCGCCAGCACAACGAGGACTACGAGAAGCAGGTGGAGGCAGGCATGAAAGCCAAAGGCACGCTGCTGAAGTACCGCACCGTTTACAAGCACATGCAAGAGTTCCTCGACATCCGCTACCATGTGAAGGACATCGCCCTAAAAGAGCTTACCCCGGCTTTCATCTCCGACTTCGAGATGTTCCTGCGCACGGACAAGCACTGCTGCACCAATACCGTGTGGCTGTACGTCTGCCCGTTACGGACGATGGTATTCATCGCCATCAACAACGAGTGGCTGACGCGCGACCCGTTCCGCGAGTATGAAATCAAGAAGGAGGAAACAACACGCAGTTTCCTGACCAAAGATGAGATCCGCCTGCTGATGGAGGGGAAACTGAAAAACGCCAAACAGGAATTGTACCGCGACCTCTACCTGTTCTGCGCCTTCACGGGGCTGTCGTTCGCGGATATGCGCAACCTTACGGAAGAGAATATCCGCACCTACTTCGACGAACACGAGTGGATAAACATCAACCGCCAGAAAACGGGCGTGGTGTCCAACATCCGCCTGCTCGACATCGCCAACCGCATAATCGGCAAATACCGGGGGCTGTGCGAGGACGGCAGGATATTCCCCGTACCGCATTATAACACGTGCCTTGCCGGTATCCGTGCCGTCGCCAAGCGTTGCGGCATCACCAAGCATATCACGTGGCATCAGAGCCGCCACACGGCAGCCACGACGATATTCCTCTCCAACGGTGTTCCCATCGAAACGGTCAGCTCCATGCTCGGACACAAGAGCATAAAGACGACGCAGATTTACGCAAAGATAACCAAAGAGAAGCTCAATCAGGACATGGAGAACCTTGCCGCAAGATTGAACGGCGTCGAGGAATTTGCAGGTTGCACCATCTAAAAAGAAAAGCCATGAAACGTGACACAATCATCATCGAGGACAAGGCAGTCAGCGTAACCGGTAACGACGTGTGGATGACCGCCACCGAAATAGCCGGATTGTTCCATACGACCGTCCCGGCAGTGAACGCCGCCATCAGAGCCGTCCGCAAGTCGGACGTGCTGAACGACTACGAGGTGTGCCGCTACATGCAGCTTGAAAACGGGCTGCACGCGGACGTGTACGCCCTTGAAATCATCATCCCGGTCGCTTTCAGGGTGAATACCTACAACACCCACCTGTTCCGCACATGGCTGGTGGGAAAGGCACTCTCACAAGAGAAACGGCAGACATACGTGATGTTCATACAGAACGGAAAAGCCGGGTATTGCTGATTGCACATACCCCATAAGACAAGTAAACGGGTAGCACCACAAAAGGTGTCACCCGTTTACTTTTTCATGAAACCGCCTCACTCCAGCGGCTTGCGGTAGTTCGCTTCCAGTACCCCGCGCAGCCCCGTTTCCGGGTAAAGCACCTTCCCTCCCAAAAGTATGAAGGGCAACACGCGGTTGTTGCGGTATTCCTGCAAGGTGCGCCGGCTCACACGGAGCAGTTCCGACACCTCGCCGTCCGTCAGGTAACGTTCCCCGTCCAGCGGAGGACGGTAGCTTTCCAGAAATGCGGACAGCCATTTCGAGCCTTTGCGCATATCCTGCACCACAGAGGCTATCGGCTCGTCTTCCATCGTAAAAACATCGTTGTTCTCGTTCATCATAACTTCGGATTCAGTGGGTGAATAAATCAAATCATCTGCCGTGCGGATAGAGCGTGCCGACAAGCGGTATCAGCCGCTTCACCTCCTCTGGCTTGTAATAGAACCTGCGGTTTATCTGCGAGTAGCCGATAAGCCGCCTGTCACGCAGCGTCTGCAACGTGCGCGGGCTTATTCTCAACTGCCCGCAGACCTCCTCGCCCGTGAGCCATCTTTCCATGCGCCCCGTGTCGCTTTTGCGCCTCAGTGCGGCGACCTTCTCCGAGAGTGCGCCGAATGTCGCCACCATCATCTCGAAAGTCTTTTTCTCAATTGATACTATTTCCATATTCATGCAATTATCGGTTTGCCCGCAAAGGTAACGATACACTCCCGGACACGTGCCGTTTTCCACTGAAAGGCTGCCTGTTGCGCCGTTTGACCGGGTTACGGAGCCATCTTCCGTAAAAATCTTACGTGAGTCACGTAGTGAGTTGTTAAAGCCCCTTTTGTTTATTGCCGAATTTTGTCGCAGAAACAAAAAGAAAGGACTGAACATGAAAGTGATAACAATGGAAAGTTCCGCCTACAAGGAGATGATGGCGCAGATTGCGAACATCGCAGGGTACATCCGCGAGGCAAGGGACGAGAAGAAACGGAAGCGGGAAACCGAAGACAAGCTGCTTGACACGGCACAGGCGGCGAAGATGCTCAACGTGAGCAAGCGCACCATGCAGCGTATGCGCACCGACCACCGTATCGAGTATGTGGTGGTACGCGGAAGCTGCCGCTACCGCCTTTCCGAGATACTGCGGCTATTGGAGGACAACACAGTAAGGAACGAGGAAGGGACAATAGACACCCTGTTCCACAACCACACGCTGCGCACGGGCGGCAAACCAAAAGGAAGGAGGACATAG